ATTAAATACTTGTAATGCACGGCGATAGGGGTAACGTGAAAATAGTTTGGCTCATGTTAGCCCTATGCCTATTTCTACATGTTGTAGTGATACCTATATGGATGAGGAGTCTAGGACTATGAAGCCCAATACAAGCTTCAATTTGTCAGTCGAAGATGTAGATTACATCGAAACCGCACTAATGAAGATGCAATTAGATATGACTGACAGTAAAGACAAGAAAGATATCGTAGAACTTCTTGCCAAAATATATCATCAAAAAGTTTGGTATAGACCAAAGAAAAATTACGTTAGTGGTTGACAAACTGTTTCATATCTGATACAATGACCATTATACGATACATTATGAGGTACACATGAGTTTTTACACATCAGTACATCGTTATGGCAACAAGATGCTGTTTCGAGGTTACGATTCCAATGGCAACCGAATTCACAAGAAAGTGCCGTTCAAGCCTACATTCTATCTACCTACTAAGAAGCCGTCTGAGTGGAAATCACTCGACGGCGCTTCTGTTGAACCGATGAAGATCGAAAGCATGAGCGAAGCGCAAGACTTTGTTAAGCGTTACGAAGATGTAGACAACTTCAAAGTTCATGGCAACAATAACTTTGTTGCACAGTTTCTAGCAGAAGCATATCCTGGTAATATCAAGTACAAGCTACGTGACATCTGTGTCGGTAACATCGATATCGAAGTCGCATCAGATGATGGCTTTCCTCACCCAGAGCAAGCTGATCATCCTATCATCTCTATCGCATACAAAGACAGCAAGAGCAAAGTCTATCATGTATGGGGTCTAGGTCATTATGATTCTACCAAGAGCGAACTAGATAATATTGAGTTGATACAGTATCGTCACTGTGACAATGAGAAAGACCTCATTGAGAAGTTTCTTATCTTCTGGCAGAGTAACACGCCTGACATCATTACTGGTTGGAACATTCGCTTGTTCGATATACCGTACATGATCAATCGTACACTCAAGGTCTGTGGTGAAGAGACTACTAAACTATACTCGCCTTGGAAAATATACAAGTATCGACAGATTGGTATCAAGGGTAAGTCGATGGATGCGTATGAAATTTATGGTGTGTCGCAAGTTGACTACTATGATCTATTTCAGAAGTTCGGCTACACATATGGTACACAAGAGAGTTACGCACTCAATCATATTGCCCACACAGTTCTCGGTGAGAAGAAGCTATCGTATGAAGAGCATGGGTCGCTTCATGGGTTGTACAAAGCAGATCATCAGAAGTTCATTGACTACAACATCAAAGACGTTGACCTAGTTGATCGTATCGACAAAGAGACTGGTCTCATGGATCTGGCACTTGTTATTGCGTACAAGGGTGGTGTAAACTTCCCAGACGTATTTGGTACAACTGCTATATGGGACAGTATCATCTATCGATATCTGAGAGAACGCAACATTGCAATCCCACCTAACAAGCGTAAGAACAAGAGTCCTTACCCAGGTGGTTATGTGAAAGATCCACGTGTTGGTATGAGTGAGTGGATTACATCGTTTGACTTGAACAGTCTGTATCCAAATCTGATTGTACAATACAACATGTCACCCGAGACACTGATACGTGATGATATGGTTTACCCATCTGGTGTAGATCATTTTCTAGACGCTGATGCTGAAGACTTTGGTAATGTTGCTGTTGCGGCAAATGGTTCTAAGTATCGTAAAGACAAGCGTGGTTTCATGCCTGAGATCATTATTGGTTTGTACGATGAGCGTAGAGCAACTAAGAACCAGATGCTTGAGATACAACAACAGAACGAGAACGCTTCTAGTTCAGACTTGAAACGTGAGATCAACAGACTGAATAACACTCAGCAAGCAGTAAAGATTTTACTTAACTCACTCTATGGTGCGCTAGGTAATCAGTACTTCAGATACTTTGATCAAAAGATTGCAGAAGGTATCACACTGTCTGGTCAGCTATCAGTTCGATGGGCTGAGAAAGCAATGAACGAATACATGAACAAAATTCTCAAGACTGAGAATGAAGACTTCGTTATTGCAATTGACACTGACTCCTTGTATGTTGATATGAACCCACTAGTCAAGAAGGTCAATCCCGAAGACCCAGTTAAGTTCATTGACAATGCATGTCAGAAGAAGTTCGAACCAATGCTTGAGCAAGCGTATGCTACGTTGTTCGATAACATGAATGCATACGAGAACCGTATGGAGATGGCACGTGAAGCTATTGCTGATCGTGGTGTATGGACAGCGAAGAAGCGTTACATTCTAAACGTTCACAACAACGAAGGTGTACAGTACGCAGAACCTAAACTAAAGGTCATGGGCATTGAAGCAGTGAAGTCTTCAACACCACAAGTTGTACGTGACAAGTTCAAGCAAGCGTACAAGATCATTCTTGAGGGTAGTGAGAAAGAACTACAAGAGTTCGTAGCAAACTTCTATGAAGAGTTTAACAGTCTACCAGCAGAGAAAGTTTCGTTTCCACGTGGCGTATCTGATTTACGCAAGTGGGTTGATCGAAATACAACGTACAAGAAAGGTACACCTATTCATGTGCGTGGCGCTATCATGTTCAATAAGATGTTGAAAGAGAACAAGCTAGTTGTCGAAGAAGTTAAAGATGGCTCGAAAGTGAAGTTCTGCTATCTGAAGACACCTAACCCATCGATGGAGAATGTGATATCGTTCTCTACGTTTCTTCCTAAAGAGTTCGGGCTAGATGAGTACATTGATTATGAGATGCAGTTTGATAAGACATTCAAAGACCCACTGAAGTTGGTCACTGATGCTATCAACTGGAATGTTGACCAAATAAGTACACTAGAGGGGTTTTTCGCATGATACATACAAAGCTACACAAACCTTTATACAAGAGAGACACTAAAGGTAAGATCAGAGTTTGGCAGATGGAGCTAGGTTGGAACGATGAAGGTAGAGCTGGTCATCGTAGTCACACTGGCATAAAAGATGGTAGATTTGTAGTCTCAGAATGGAAATCGTGCTTACCAAAAAACGTAGGTAAGGCAAACGAAACGACCAGTGTTGCACAAGGTCAGAGTGAGATTTGTAGTCTATACACTCAGAAGCTTGATACTGGATACTTTGCAAGCGAGAGTGATATCGATACATTTGATAAGTTCAAGCCTATGCTTGCAGTAGAATACAAAGAAGATAAGATTGACTTTGAAGAAAGCGACTACTATAGTCAACCAAAGCTAGATGGGATTCGCTGTATAGCCCGTAGAGATGGGTTGTACACTAGGGCAGGCAAACCTATTACATCATGCCCACATATCATTGAAACACTTAAGCCTGTGTTTGATATCTATCCGAATGCTATTCTTGATGGCGAACTATATAATCACGTGTACAAAGATGACTTCAATAAGATCGTATCTATGGTACGCAAGACTAAGTTGAAAGACGAAGACTATGAAGAAAGTCGTAGGCTTGTTCAGTATCATGTGTATGATTACTTTGTAGACAGTGACTTTAATGAACGATATGATGCACTGGTGAAGCTTAAGTTAGAAGACCCAGTGATTACTGTTAAGACTGATCGTGTATCATCTATGCAGAAGTTAGACTTTCTCAACGGAGAATATCTTGCAGAAGGCTATGAAGGGCAAATGATTAGACTAAATAGTAAATACCAGAACAAACGTTCTAAGTATCTGATGAAGCGAAAAGAGTTCCTATCTGATGAGTTTAAAGTCATTCGTACTGAGCAAGGTCAAGGCAACTGGGCAGGATATGTCAAGAGATTTATATTAGAACTGCCTGACGGAACTCAATTTGGTGCTGGTGTACGTGGCAACCAAGAAACAATGAAAACATTATATGAAAGTAACAACACACCCGACTGGGCTACGTTGAGGTATTTCACCCCAACGCCAGACGGCATACCCCGTTTCCCTGTCGTAGTAGATTGGGGCAACGGTCAAAGAGAGGACTAATATGGACGATATATTTGACTTTGGTTTTACGGCTGTAGACGAAGATGAACTGAGCGCAGTACAAGAAGCCAAATCGACAATCACACAAGTCTCTTCGACAGCGGAGACAACACAAGAGCAACTTGATAAGCTATACAATGCTATCATGCCTCTGTTAAACAACTTGAAAGCGAACCCTGAGAAAGAGTATATCTTATGGCCTGATCGCACAGCAAAAATTGAATTATTTGAGTCGAAATTACTTGACATTTACCGTGGAAAGTGATATTATACCTACTATTAAC